GTAATTGGATGTGAGGAGACTTTATGCCATTGTTGACAGTGACTTTAGGAGCGGGAGCTACGCAGTTTACCACGCTTCCCTTACGCGCGATGCAGTTGAGAGCGTGGCAGGGAACGTCCGTATCGTTTATCGGCGACTCTTCGGCGGTTGCCACGACTACGGGGATTCCGGTGAAAGTTGCGAGTCCTACGGCTGACCCAACAATCATCGGGCCATTCACCAGCGGAGCAATCAACCTGAATCAGTGGTATGGGATTGGAACTGCTGCCGACGTGATTCACATTCAGTACACGCTGGAGGAGTAATGAAAATCGAAGTAGGACAAGTGTGGTCAACCCATCGCGGTTTGGTCATGGTAAGTAGCGCCCCTGTCGGTAACGTTGTTCGGGTTGGGAAGGCAAAAGCGCGCGGGAATACCTATGCCATCGTCGGAACTCCGTCCCTAATGAGGACCGCCAAACTTCTCTGTGGAACGTTTGTACTCGACACCGAGTTGGCATGATCTGGAGGAGTAATGGGGAAGCGTGAGCAGCCGGACGTGCTGGCGAGGCTTGTCGGCGCGGACGGCAAGATCGACCCTGCCAAGGCTGTCGAGACTGCTAACTCTCTAATACGTATTAGCTTGCTTAGAATGAATCGGGTGCAAGACCCGTTTGTAAGGATCAAGAACAAGTACGGGCGTACGCCTCGCAGACGGATTCTCAAGCCCGGCGAAAAATGTGGGAAAACAAGAATCTCCGTTTGCGAATCAATAGCTCATGCCATGGGATTCAGGCCGTGGCTGAGAAACGATGATCCAGATTACAAGATTTCGATTCGTGTTCCCAACCAGGGATTTATGGGTTGTCAGACGATGGCTCAGTCTGTGTCGGCTAAGATCGAACCGGAGCTTGCCATGCTCATCCCGGCGCACTGCGCACCGGACTGGAAGCGGGATACAACCGGGGCGTTGAAATCGGTCACAATAAAATACGATTTCGATGGGCGGTTGTGCGGTTCCGCCCTCCACGTCCGGTCGTATAACCAACTCGCGGACACGTTTCTAGGCATCGACTATGACCACTACGGATGGGATGAGCCGCCTCCGCACGATTTGCTGATTGCGGCCGAGCGCGGCAAGGTCACAACAAATGCACCTTCCTGGTTCGCCATGACCCCGCTCTATGGAGCGCCCTACTTCTACGATATGTTTTCCGTGAAGGCGTTTAACGGGGGCGGGGACGATCAGGAAATTGCTATTTTCACCGGAACGACCTGGGATAACTGCCAGGATTATTGCAGGCAGTGCGACGAGTACATCCCGGCAAACGACCCAGTCAACATGGCCGACCCTCACGGGGAGCGCCCGGTAAACAACTGCCCCAAATGTGGACAGATCATGGGGTTCATCCCAAGGGCAGGCATAGAGGAGTACGCCAAGCTATTTACCGACCCAGAGGAGTACGACGCGCATATAGGCGGCAAGGAAGGCCACCTGAGCGGGCTGGTGTACAAGACTCTCGACCGGGCGGTGCATCTCTACAAGGACTTCAAAATCCCCGCCGATTGGATGCGGATTGAGGCGGTTGACCCGCACGATGCCCGCCCCACACGCTGGCTGTTTGCGGCGGTCAGCCCGGAAGATATTCAGATTAACGGGAAACCGGCGAACCGAATCTACGTTTATGCGTATCTTTTAGCTAACGGGAACGTGGAAGAGATTGCTCGACAGGTAAAAGTGAAACGGGCAGAACACAACTATGCGGAACCGGCGTTCGTGGTCCTCGATGCCAAATACGGCGCAAGGACACAGCTCAACGACACCTCGTGGGAAGATGAACTCGACAAAGCGGGAATCGGACGCATCCGACTCTCGCACTCCGAAGCCGGAGACATTGCTCTGGGTCACAAGCGAGTGAAAGAATACCTGCAAAACCACTACTCCACCGTGAAGAGCAAGGAGATACCGGCGCTGATGTTTGCCGAGGAAGGTTGTCGGGGTGAACGGGGTCCGACTCAGGATTTATTCAACTATCAGTGGAAAACTGGAACGGATAAACCGGAGGAGCAGTACAAAGATTTTTGCGATACAGTCAGGTATCTTTGCCTGGAGCAGCCGGTTTACCAACCGCCAAACGAGAAGAACGATTTGATCGCACAATTTCTGGCGGCACGCAACGAAACGGATTACAACCCGCTCTCATACGGGTTACGGAGCGCCAATGCTTGAGTATGCAGTTGAACCACTAACGCCCGCCGTAATCGAGGAAATGGCCGAGCATCAACAGAAATACTGGGAAGAGACAGAGGCTCATTATAGGAAATTTCCCCTCAAGATGAAGTGGCATATCTTCCTGAAATCACAAGACGTAGGGGCATTGAGAATGGTTACTATCAGGGATGATGCGGTGCTAAAGGGTATGGGTCTATTGATCATCACAGAAGACCCGATCTGCGATTGCATCCTGGCTTCCATCGCGCTCATCTATGTTGTTCCTGAATATCGTAGGGGCAGGGTAGGGATTGAGTTGGCAAAGATGCTTTTGGATGAGGCACGACTCTCAGGAGCACAGCTAATAACCGCCCAAACATGTATCCACAACAATGTCCAGCGCATATTCGAATACCTTGGGTTTACAGATTATGGTAGATTGTTAATTAGAGAGGTGCAGTAATGCCACCATTGGTAATCGCCGCAGGAATTATGGCTGCTGCTACAGTTGGTGAGGGAATCTACGAGGCGGTGAGCAAGCCTTCCGCGCCCGTGGCTCCCACTCAGGCGAAAACCAACGAGCAGACGGCTCAGGCGGCTCAGGCATCGGCTTTGGCACAGGCTCAGGCATTGACACAGCGCCGGGGCATGGCAAGCACGATGCTGCAAAGTCCCATGACCAGCGGTAATGCTACAGTAGGGAAAGCGACTCTAGGGGGTTGAAATGGTTCTGGTATTCAAGAACGGCGAAGAGGAAATAGCGAGACACGAATCTCCGTACATCCCCAAAAAGGATGATGAGATCAAACTTGGCAAGCGCCATTTCATTGTCAGAAAGCTCGTGTACGAGTTTTACGGGTCAAATAACGCTCATCTGGCAGAAGTGTTCATGGATGAAATGGAGTCGTAGATGGCTTCTGTCGGTCTAGCCACGCCGTATATGGACTCCGGGGGATATGCACCCTCCCGGCTGAATGATCGTTCCGCCGACAATAGGGCGAAAGATGCCCAAAAATACTTACAAGTCCTTGCACAAGAAAGACTTCCGTGGGAGTGGATGATCGATCAACTTATTGCCTACGTGAATCATGGGCGTAGGTCTATACAAGATAAAGACTTATGGCCAGGACAACCTACCGGCCAAGAGATTTACGATGATTCCGCCATGCTGGCGTGCAGCAAGTTGGTTGATGGGATGGTAGGGTATCTCTGCCCTCGCAATCAGCGATGGTTTGCGCTGCAACTTCCCGGCGTACTGAATTTTCCACGAACTTCCCGGATGCGAAGCTGGACCGGAAAAAGCGTTGACTCCTATCCGGAGGTTCAGAAATGGATGCAGAATTCCCAAGACGTAATGGAATCAGCGTTTAACCGTTCTAATTTCTACGACATTAACACCGAGTTCATCCGTGATGATGCGTCAACCGGAACGGCTCATCTGATAATCGAGGAAGACGTGGCGGCGGCTAGGACCGTTTTCACTGTTCCTCATTTTCGGGAGTGCTATATAGCTGAAAACCGATTTGGGCAGGTCGATACAAATTATCGTGTCTACAAAATGACGCTCCGGCAGTTCGTTCAACAGTTCGGCATGGAAGCGATGAAGAGGGCGGACGATAACTTTGAGAAGGATTACGAGAGCAATATGCACTCGGAGCGCGAAGTTCTCCACGCGGTCTACCCCCGAAAAGATTACATGCCTGGGCGCATCGATGCGAAAGGGAAGAAATGGGCATCCGACTGGGTTTATCGAAAAGGCGGAAAGATACTCGAAGCATCAGAGGGCGGAGACATGGGAATCTCGATGCTACACGAGGGCGGCTACGACTCCATGCCCATTATAACGACGAGGTGGAGAAAGAATTCGGACGAACTCTACGGGCGGGGACCGGCGCACGACGCCTGGGTCGCCATTGCGTTAGCGAACCAGATGGGGAGAACCAACCTGATTACGGCCCAGAAGGCGGCTGAACCGCCCCTGGCTGCGTATGAGGATCAGCGCGGGAAGGTTCAGCGGGGGCCAAACGGAATAACATTTATCTCTCCGAATCGTGGTTCTATTCGGGACATCATGCCTCAGCCTCTTACGACTGGAGTCCAGAATCTTCCGTTCAACATCGAGTATCAGGGCAGGGTTGTACAGATCATTAATGAACATTTTCATTCCGACATCTTCACAATGCTGAGTCAAATCGGGCAAGAGAAGGGGATGGGAAGGCCGGTAACAGAGCAAATCTCTGAGATGCAGAGCGAGAAAGCGGCAGTTCTGGGAACCCGCATCGGCAACCTGCAATCGGAGGCTTTCAATCCCATAATTGCGCGGATGTTCGATATTGAGGCTCGCGCAGGACGCATTCCCGAACCGCCGCAAATTCTGTCTGAATCTATGCACGAAGGTATTAAGATTCAATACCTTGGGATGCTGGCGCAAGCTCAGAAACACGTTAGCGAAGTGCGTTCGATTCAGTCTGGTCTAGCTCTTGTTCAACAGGTTGCGCAGATCGACCCGCTAGTGCCTCACTATATCGACAGCGTAGACATACTCCGTCATGCGTGGGATGCGGTAAGTGCGCCAGCAACAGGGATTCTGAGTGACAAGGCCATTGCTCAAATTCGCCAGATGGCGGAAAAAGAGCGCGAGAAACAGCAGCAGATCGACAACGCGCCCAAGATTGCGAAGGCGGCGGCGCTGGCTGGCAAAGCGGCGGAACCGGACAGCCCTATGAGGACGATGATGGGCGGCGGTAAGGAGCCGGGAGAATGATCGACTACACTCCGCAAAAAGACGCCAGACAGATTGCCACAAAGGAAATGCGGCAGAATTATCGAAACGTGTTTGGTTCGGCTGAGGGGCATAAAGTTCTTGGGGATATACTCTCCTTGTGCCATTACGGGGTTCCATTAACCAACGACGTGGAGCGGATTGAGTACAATGTTGGTCTTGAGATTGCGCAGATGTGCGGGTCAGAAGAGGCGGCAGAGGCGTATGATTCATTTATGAAAGAACGCTATGCCGAAAAGGTTTAGTGATATGATGAGCGAAGTGGATTCCCTATTGGGAATTGTGGAGAGTTGAGATGGCAAATCCAAGTCCAACGTATAGCGGTGTGAACTTGCCGGGAGCGGATGCTCTGCGAATTCCTACGGAGCGATGCGGGTTTGTCGCCAAGCCCACGCAAACACAACCGGCAGTAGACACATTCGGCGAACTCGACCTCGGCGGGATGGGCGCAAGCACCATCACGCTCAATGCGCAACAGGCTGGGGCATCTCTTATCACCCTGACTCCAACTGGGAATGTGATTCTTGTGTTCCCCACGTGCCAGCCTGGGGCCTCGGTGTTCGTCCAAAACCTGGGCGGGGCCTCCGTAACCGTCACTTGCGAAGTGAATGGCAACACGACCAACACCGCTGTTGTCACCTACGGCAAGATGGGAACGGTAGTGCATACGGGGACCAACGGCGGAATGTATTTGGCAGGTTTGACGTAAAGAGTTTGGTTTTTCACAATTCGGGTCCGTTGAGAGTCCGGCGGGATTCAAAGCGGCGCAAGCAAGACCATGACGGCTATATGGAGCCATATCTCCTGTAGCCGTCATTTTTTTGGCCCGTACTTTTTTGAAGGAGTAGTAAATGCCAGAAGCAGCAGTTGTCGAACAACCGGTAACGGAAAACTCGACGGGCAACCAGCCGCAGGAAAGTCTGGGATGGCGGTCGGCGATATCTCCCGATCTTCAAAAGAATGAGGTTTTGACACCGTACAAGAATGTGAACGATCTCGCGAAAGTGCACATCGAGACGGTGAAAAAGGCCAAAGACTTAGAGGAAAGAGTAGGTAACTCGATCCCCAAACTGGGCGAGAATGCGACGCAGGAAGAGCGCGATAAGTTCTATACCTCACTCGGACGGCCCGAAAAGCCGGAAGGTTATGAGCTAGACCCCGATAAGAAGAATGCGCCTGAGTGGAACAAGTATTGGGAGGACACCCTGTTTTCCGAAGGTATTCCCAAGAAAACCGCTCAAGCTCTTCAATCGAAGTTGAATGCTCAGTTGACCTCAATGGTGGAAGCGCACAACGCCAAGATTCTCGCAGAGAACACCAAGGCGGCTGAAACCCTGAAAACCGAGTTGGGCGACAAATATGATGCGAGTGTAGTGCTCGTGTCGCGGCTATGGAAGGAATGGGGAAAAACAGAAGTCGAATTCGATAAGGCGTTTGCAACTGAAAGCAGCGCCAACCGAACTACGATGATGCGCTTCCTGTTGAACGTGGCCGCAAAAACCGGAGAGGATTCATCTTTGCGCGGGACTGGGCAGAGGGCGGAAGCGCCTAAACCCGGATACGATTTGAGTAAATTCAATCTTCCGCCAGCAAGGGTGTAGGTCTCTCTAAGGGGAGATTATCGCCATGGCAGACCAGTCTCAACTCGGTTACACGACGCTTACGGACGTAATTAACAGCTACTCGTCCTCAGATGCTCGTGCGCAGTTTGTCCAACCCTCCAAGGTGCTTGCTCGCGCTTGCCCCTTGCTTGAGTTCTTGCCTTTCGTTCCGGCAAACAACATGCTTTTCAACGTCGCACGGCGCACCGATTACTTGGACGTTCCTTCAACGCGCCGGTTCAACGAAGCCGCGAATGTCACTTCGTCCAAGAACACCAACATCACCGACGATATTGCTATGTGGGAAAACTGGAGTGTTGAGGATTCGGCGTTTGCCGATATTCAACCTGATCCCACGGCGTATATGTCCGATCAAATCAGCAACAAGATTGAGGGCTTCAAGCAGAAAATCGAAGTCACGTTGTTTTACGGGAATCCGGCTACCGATGTTGGCGGAATCAGGGGGCTGGCAACGCGAATCAATAACCTTGAATCGGTGCCCAACGGAGATGGAAGCTGGCCTGCGAATGCTTACAACGGCGGACTGACCTCCGGCAACGCCACCAGCATCTGGGTTCTTGAACTCGGAAGAGACAAGGTGCAGGCAATCTATCCCGCTGGAACTCCTGCGGGTCTGGAAATCAACACTATTGGAAAAATTCCGTGGACTATGGCTACCGGGCTGAGTGGCGTTCTCGGACAATCCAAGGCGCTGATGGCGTATGTAACCCAGTGCAAATGGAGCTTGGGGATTCAGATTGTTGACGAACGCTGCGCCCAGCGCATTGCCAACGTCAACCCTGTTCCTCTCCAAGTTGGCGGGTTCGATGAGAACCTGCTCGTCCAAGCACTCGGCAATTTGCCTTCCGCTGGTAACGCTCCCGGCACGGTGATTCTGTGCAGTCGCGCCGTTCTGAACGAGATGAACATTCGCGCAATGTCGCAGAAAACCAACGGCTACTACACGCAAAACCAGGAAACCGGCGACATCTGGGGATCGCGGCGTATTACGCGCTTCCAGGGAATTCAGGTTGTTATGGCCGAAAAGATTTCTAACTCGGAAACCATCATCACCTA